ATGTTAAGTGACTCTAAAATTAGAAGTGCAAAACCAAAAGCAAAGCTTTATCGAATTGGTGATTCGGATGGTTTATGTATTGAAATTAAACCTAATGGAAAGAAGTATTGGCGCTATCGTTTCCAGTGGCTTAAGAAAACTCAAATGATGAGTTTAGGCGAGTACCCTATTGTGGGATTAGCCGAAGCTCGTACAAAAAGAGATGAAGCTAAATCTTTAGTAGCAAGCGGTATAAATCCAGTTGAAGAAAAAGAAAATCAGAAAAAAGCTAAATCTGATGAATATGAAAATAGAGTTCTCTTTAAACATGTTGCTGCAGAATATAAAGCTGAAAAACTAAAAAATCGTTCAGAAAGATATCAAGAAGCTTTTCAACGTGCTTTAGATAAAGATATTTTAAAAGTTATTGGTGATAAGGATATTAAAGAGGTTACCTCAGCAGACGTTTTGACAATTATGAAAAAGACGATTGCACGAGTTAAGCGTCAAAAAAACCATGGTACTGGCGAAGTATCAGCAATCCAAAATCGTACTTTTATTGGTGGTGTAATGCGTTATGCAATCGCTACACTTAGAGCTGAGTATGACCCAACGTATGCAGTTAAAAACGTTGTTGAGCGTCCTGAAATAGAACATGCCAGACCAATGGAAAAACATGAAGCTGTGCAACTCAGGAATAAATTAAATAGTTATGGTGGATCTACTACAGTTAAAAATGCTGGTCTTGTAATGCTCTACTCAATGCTTAGGACTATCGAGATCCGTCGCATGAAATGGGAATATGTCGATTTTGAAGAAAGAACAATCACCTTTCCAAAAGAGATGATGAAAAAGAAACGTATTCATATCGTTCCTATGTCCGATCAAGTTTTTAATATTCTTCAAGAGCAACGCAATATTGTTGGAAATCGTGAATATGTTTTCCCAGCAATTTATCAAGATGGAATGCTCTCAGCTACTACATTGAACAAAATGCTTGATTATATTGGTTTGTCTGATGTAACAGCTCATGATTTTCGCGCTACAGCATCCACATTACTAAATGAAAAAGATTACGATGATAAATGGATTGAAAAACAACTAGCCCATGCGGATGGAAATAAAACCAGAGCTACATATAACCATGCAAAATATCTTGAAAGCAGACGAAAAATGCTACAAGACTGGGCTAATATCGTAGATAGTTGGGCTAATTAATAGGTAGTCTATGTGCGCTAATTATGAACCTATATCAAAAGACCGAGTACATCTACTAGATTTGCTTGAGCCGACATTTGAATATAAAAATGATATTTATCCTGGTTACGACTGCCCTCTTATTTTTTCTAAAGATGGCCACATTGAATGGCGGCAAGTTAAATTCGGCATGATCCCGCCTTGGAACCATGACTTAAAATTCTCAAAGTATACCTATAACGCTAGAACTGAGACGGTAGATAAAAAGCCAAGCTTTAGACATGCATGGGCTAAAAGCCAGTTTGCACTAATACCAGTTGAAAAGATCTATGAACCGAGATATGTGAATGGTAAAGCGGAAAGATGGGGAATTTATCGAGAGGATGGCTTACCTTTTACAGTTGCTGCTATTTATGATTCAACTGTTATTGATGGGCAGCAAGTTCGATCTATGTCGATGTTGACCATTAATGCAGATAATCACCCTTTCATGAGTCAGTTCCATAAACCAGAAGATGAAAAGAGATCTATCATTGTCATTCCTGAAGAGTATCGAGGAGATTGGTTGAATTGCAAAAAAGAGGATGCAGATCAATTTTTCTTTGATATGCCTTTAGGTGAATTTACTGCCGAGTATTTTCCTAAACCAAGAAAATCAGCCAATTAAGTGCGTAGAATTTCCGACCAAATGCACTTTTGGCTACGTCAATTTTTGACTTCTATTTGTTTATCCACAGCTTTTTAAATTTGAATTTATGCTCATCTCTAGAATATCATCTTGAATATGTTACAAAATCAAGCTAGGGGAAACATATGAGCGAAATTGTACCATCCATTATCCAGATAAAACCGTACATCGCACAAAGTATTGTTTTATCTGAGGCCTTATCTATCAAACAAGTTGTACCATCAACTCATCTACTCATCCCTTACGCATTAGAAAAAATCAATGCAGGTTTCCCCTCTCCGGCTCAAGATTACATCGATAAAGCACTCGATATGAATGAGCACTTAATCAAAAATGCAACTTCAACGTTTATTGTCAAAGTTGCATCACTATCAATGCTCAATGCGGGTATAGATATTGATGATGAATTGATTGTGGATCGTAGTCTTGATGCAAAGCACGGCGATATTGTTATTGCACTAATTGACAATGAATTCACAGTTAAACGTTTAATGATCGATGAAAAAGGTCAATGGCTTAAAGCTGAGAATCCTGAATATAAAAATATCTATCTACAAGAGGGCCAAGAACTAATTATCTGGGGCGTTGTCACTCATATCATTAAAATGACACGGCATTAAGTCATGAAACATGAGAACAAAGTATTTTTTCTCATCGATGTAAATAACATGTATGTTTCATGTGAGCGAGTCTTTGACCCGTCTTTGAATGATAAGCCTGTTATTGTTTTGTCAAATAACGATGGGTGCGCCGTGGCGCGTAGCAATGAGTCTAAAACTTTAGGTATTAAAATGGGTGTGCCGCTTTTTCAAATTAAAGACATTGTTCAGCAACATAACGTAATCGTTCTTTCAAGCAACTATGCAATGTATGCTGAAATGTCACGGCGCTTTCATACGATCCTTGCGTCTTACGTCACAGATGAAGAAGTTGAACCGTACTCGATTGATGAGTGCTTTATTGATTTCACAGCCTATGAAAAGAATTTTGACTTAGAAAAAGTTGGCCAGCAAATGCACCAACAAATATGGAAGTGGTTAGGCTTACCTGTCTGTGTCGGAATCGGCAGAAGTAAAACAGAAGCAAAGATTGCAAATCATATTGCAAAGAAATATCCCGGCTTTAACAGCGTTTGCGATTTAGTGAATATGGATCCGTGCAACAAAGAATACTACTTTGCTCAAATTGATGTTTCAGAAGTTTGGGGCGTTGGCCGTAAGCATGCGAAAAAATTGCAAGGTATGGGTATCAACACTGTTTTAGACCTTGCATGTGCTGAACCACGCGAGATGCAAAAACGTTTTTCTATCGTCATGGCCAGAACCATTTACGAACTGCAAGGTATCTCATGCATTGAGATCGAGCACACTCCACCCTCAAAAAAGCAAATAGTTGCAAGCCGGTCTTTCGGTGGTCGCGTAACTGAACTAACGGATCTAAAAGAAGCTATCTCGATGTATGCTCAGGATGCTTGTAAGAGATTGCGCGATGAAGGGTTACTATGCGGATGTATGATTGCTTTTGTGCAGTCAAACCCTTTCGATCCCAATATGCCTTTTTACAATAAATCTATTACTGGCTCTTTTTCAGAACCTACTGACTGTGCAGTAGACTTTGTTAGAGCCGCAACAAGGATGTTGAACGATATCTATAAAGAAGGAATTAAATATAAGAAGTGCGGAGTAATATTAACTAGTTTAGAGCCTAAGGCTGGGCATACTTATGACCTTTTAACCGACTTTGAGCACATAGAGAAAAAGGAATGTTTGATGAAAGCCATGGATGGTATCCATAGTAAGTTTGGAAAGAAGAAAATAGGAATCGGACCATGTTTTGTTCCTGGTCGGAACTGGTCTATGACTAGGGATAAATTGAGTAGAAATCCGTTTCGGTGGGACGAGCTGTTGACTATTAAGTTTTAAAAAGTAAAATCGATGTAAATATCTAATACTGTTATCAAATGACAAATATAATTCAATTTAGAAGAAAAAAAGTTTATCGAGGTATTGTTGCCCCTAGTGGTATTATGGCTATTAAGGGAAATAATTTGTTTTTAGAACGAACATATATACCAGAAGATATTTTTTATTATGTAATGTATTGGGATAAAATAGCTATTCCTACAAGTTCAATAATTCATATGGGATTACCTTTAGAAAAAGAATTAAAATCGTTAGGTATATTGGAAAGGCCAAGTTTACCAGCTACAGGAACAGTAGAGGCTGCTAGGCATGTTCACTGGACATTTGGTGAAGTTGCTAAACAAAAATTAAAGGATGATGATTTTGATTGGATTATCCACCATATGTCTGGCGATCCTATTTATCTTCCTGAACATTCTACAAAAAAAGATACACTACGACTTAAAATTACCAATGCATTACCGATCCCATCCTCTGATGGGAAATTTTCTTTAGATGATTTATTAGAGTTTAAAAATAGAAGAGCTTCCGAACTTGAAGGTTTACATACTACAATGGATAGGCTATTAAAAAAGCTTAATCATGAAGAATTAGATGTAATCAGAAAAACTGAATTAAAAAGATTTGAAAATGCAATTTTGGAGTTAGATAGAACAGTATTTGAGCGTTTTAAAATAATGAAAAAAAGTGATTTTGAAGTTAATATTGACTTAACTGGAGATGCTATTCAAGCACTTATTTTAAATACCCCTGCACTTATACATGATATAAAATCAAATGGTATACCGCTTGCAACTATTGCTACTTCTATACTTTCCATGTTTTCACTTTCTAAAAAGTATGGAGTTACGCTAAATCAGTATAATCATGGTGATTTTAATTTAGAATATATTTCTAGTGCACGTTCAGAAAATATAATATTCTAAATTCCAACCTCATTTGAAAATCTATAAAAATTAAGCCCTCATTAGAGGGCTTTTACACAAATGCCTATATTCACATTGTTATTGATCGTATGTGCTGTACATCCTGAAAGAAGTATGCACAGCAATATTAAAGCTTTCATGACATCCAACTTTTAACTTTGACTAGATTGGCTTTACGTTCAACTAAGCCATTTGTACCGCCATTAATGCGACGGGTTATAGTTATAACGTCATCACGATCTGCAAGTTCATTCAATCCGTTGTTAGACCAGAATTTACAAGCGACTAGCAAGCCGATACTGGGAATTGCTACAAGTTCCGGATGTGATTCAAAATCAATGCCCAATGCTCGACCATATTTTTGATAGTTTTCACGTCCAGTCAACTGGATGGGACCACGCCCTTTAAAACGCACTCCATCGCCAGCCATAATATTGCCCAAGTCTTTACGACCTTCATAAGCTGTACCACTTGCGATTTCTTCCATGTATCGAAAATTACCCGACTCATGTGCAAGCTGTGCAATGAAGTGAGCAAAGCGCAACTCATTGTAGAGAATTGCATAATCTTTGAAGTGTACGTTAGCTGCTAATGCCAGCTCTTCAGCTCGACTTTGATTTGCGCCAAGTTTCTTAAATAAGGCTGTAAGAGTGCCGCGCCCTATCTTCCCATCAGCTGCAACACCGAGAGACTTCTGTAAATTGATAAATTTCATTTCACTCTTCCTAATATAATAAAAAAACCGCCCGAAGGCGGCATTAGGTGTTTTCAATGTCTTTTCTGGCTTTCTTAAACTCTTTAATCACTTCAACAATCGTTTTCCCTTCCTGTTTATCTATGAAATTAAAAATCCAACGGACTAAAGCCCAACCAGGTAAACCACAAACAAAGAAGAACCCACCAAGTGCAATCATCCCCCATACATCAGTAACCCATTCATGAAGCCCCCACTTCACAATAATGAATGAGCCACCAGCCAAACTTGATACAACCGTACAAATCAAGCCTACGGCCCACTCTTGTGGTGAGCGTGGCATACGCGTCATTAATACAACTGCTGCAACTAAAGCGACCGCTAAAGTCACCATGATTGCTGCACCATAAAATTTTAAAATTGCTGTTAAACCGCTTGTAGAAACTGGTTCCATGCCTTTTGCTCCAGAAGTAGGCAAAAAAAAGCACCCGATCGGGTGCTATGTAAAAATTTAAATTAACCTTCAGAAGTACTTTGAGTAATCTGATTTGTATAGTTCCAGACTGTGTTTTCCCATACATCTCGTGCAGCAACACGAATGTAATATGGAGTAGTTGGTTGTAGTCCTCCAAATGTAGTTGTTAAATCTGTGCCGGTCCACGTAGGCGGCATTTGTGTAGGATCAAAATTAGGAGTAGGACTTAGCCACACTGCATAATCTTTCAGGTCTGGTACTTCGCTCGGTACCCAATTCACTGTAATAGAATCTACCGTAGCAGCTGTATAAACATTTAGAAGTACTGGCGGTACCGGATTGCTAATACTTAATTCAGCAAAAGTACTAATCTGGTCGCCGTTCTTACTTGCTACACGTATTGTATAAGCTCGTCCTACTCCATCAGTCTTAGCTTCTTCTATCGAATAGCTATAATCCGTATTGGTTGTGTCAACTTGACGAATCATAGCCCCATTAGACCAGACCTGAACACGATAGCCATCTGCACCAGTTGAGCTTTGCCATTGAACCTTGAAAGTGGTACCAACAAACGGTGATTGAAGGGAAAGACCTTTAACACCTGCTGGACGTCCACCAGATAATGTATAGCTATAAGCTGTTACCTCATCTAATGTTTGTTCTTTGCGCTCCAATCCGTTAAAACTCGTGAACTTTAAGAAGATCTGCTTACCCACCAAATTTTCATTATATGGATATACAAAAATAGCCCGATCAAGACGTACAAAAGGCTCACCAGCGTTATGAACCTGAGCATCATCAAAACGCCCACGTAGCACATCACTTAAGGCATAAAGACCAGATCCGTTTAAGGTGGCCACTTGATAATTAAAATACTCGTCACCTACTTTACAAAGCGTTTGATCGGCTTGAGCATCTTGTAGGGTTCCACTGAAGATACGACTTGCTGTATTGAGCTCAACTTGCAAGGCAGTATCATCTGCATCAATTGCAGTAACTAGTTGGCCGTATCGTGCGGATCCGTAGATAGTCCCGATCATTTCATAAGTCGTATTATCAAGACTTACCCATACATTACAGCCACCCCAATTGATGCCACCAGACACCGCAACCCATACCTGATTTTTACCGTCTGTTAGATCTAACGGAGGCTCAAAAATAGCTGGAGCATTCACATTACCCGGCTCTTCATTACCGCCTTGATAACCATTAGATGCTTGTGAATCGTATTCAATAGCAGATCTTGAACCTATGGCCAGCTCCTCAGCAGTAACCGTTAACATGCCTCCCTCATCCTCCTCAATGCGTGTAATACGTACAGGAAACTGATTTAGGCCTAATGCTTCATCAGTAATAGTAACAACATCCATAGGTTCCAAGCGGCAGTACTTCCAGCCTAAATCAAATTCATACTCGTTACGAACATAAAGCAGTCGTTGTAAGCGAAGCTGTGCAGCATGACGGGCTATTTTAGGTTCACAGAAATAATGACATTCCACAGGATCTTCGGTACGTAGGCCAAACATTTCAATATTCGCTTGATCCTTAGCTTCAGTAGTTTCTGTGTTGTACTGGTTATATCGATTGATGTATTCGATCTGCACATGATTATAAGCATCTGTATCACGGCTACGGCGAACTCGCACCGGTTCATCATCGCTAATAAAATCATCATCAGTTAAGTGATAAACCGGTGTGAGATCCGGAGTAAAAGTAACGCCGTTTCCAGTAATAGCTGAATCGCCAAAAGAACGGATCTTTAAACCATCTGGACTTGGTACCACAGCACAATTTACAGCTTCGACAATCTCGTTGATTGTTTCATATGCTGGGCGCTGTTCTGTGAATGCGGGACTAATTAAAAGATTGGCAGCTCGGCAGTAAGTGCGAAACTCTTCTAAATCAGCCATATTTAAATTAGGCGCAGCCCCGTACCGGGGATGTGTAATAAAATCTTCAATCACATCAGCTGGATTAGCATCATCAATGGTATCCGACAAGGTAATTGTACTAATCACCTCAAAGTTATGATTTGAAAGGCTGGCGCTATTCCCCATCTCATAATTCGCGCATGCAACATATCCCAAAAATGGATAGTTAATTGCCTGATCCGGATGCTTTGAAACAAGCCAGCCCCAAGGAGGATTATTATTGCCATCAAATAGTTCAAACTTTAACTGGTCGATAGGATCTAGCGTAATTGATCCTTCCTGCTTTGGTATGTACTGTTCTTTATCAACCCATATCAAGCCAATCCTTTTAATCTGATTCTCACACAAGCCAAGCATGAGCGAAGCACTATAACTAAATGTAGTATTGCTGATTTTAGTGCCCCCACCCTTACCGCCTGATTTCTCGACCGTAGTGTGAGGCGTTGCCAAGAAATCCCCGTACCAAAACATGTTTGCCGCCACACGAGTTTTACCATATACCAATGGCTGGCAAAGCCCGTAAGCTGATTGTTGAATCCGCATAGAGTTAATACGGGTATCTGACGTACTAATTGTTGTACTACCAAAAACACCACTCATTCTTTTAGCCTCTTCATACGAAAAAACCCGGCAATTCGCCGGGCTAAACTTCCTTTTGTTCCATCTTGGATTATGACTCCTTGATGGATATAACTGTGAATGACCTGAGGCCACTCAATAACAATTGCACCATGACTGATACATTTGCCAAAGTGGTATAAAACAATATCACCTGGTTGAGGTGGTCCTTCTATCTTGTCACATACACCTAAGATGAGTTCTAAATAACGCTGCCCCATCTGGTGCATGTGCCAGTCTGGTGGATATGGCCGTGGGTCCAAATGATCCATGAGACCTACTTTTTCGTAGACCTCACAAATCAATGTACCACAGTCCACACCAACCCCCTTAACACGGCCTTGGTGATGATATGGTGTGCCCAACCATGTTAGAGCCTCTTCAACTGCTCGCCTTCCAGTACTCATTGTTTGCTCCAT